CCGACATCTACATTATCAACCGCGAAAATGTCCAGTGGCTGATTGAAGAGAGCGGCGTCCCGTTCGACTTCGATACCGTGGTGGTCGATGAACTGTCGTCCTTCAAAAGCTATCAGGCAAAGCGGTTCCGGTCACTGATGAAGGTTCGCCCGCGCGTCCGCCGCATTGTGGGGCTGACCGGTACCCCTTCCGCGAATGGCCTCATGGATTTGTGGGCTGAATACCGGCTTCTGGACATGGGTCAACGCCTCGGCCGCTTCATTGGGCAGTATCGCACCAACTACTTCATGCCGGATAAGCGGAACGGTCAGATCATCTACTCCTATAAACCGCTGCCCGGCGCGGAAAAGGCCATCTACAGTAAAATTGCGGATATCACGATCAGCATGAAGTCCACCGACCACCTGCAGATGCCGGAGCTTATCAGCAGCGAATACGAGGTGCAGCTTTCCGAGGAAGAACAGGAACGCTACGACGAACTGAAGGACGACCTCGTGCTGCAGCTCCCAGACGGCGATATCACTGTGGCCAACGCCGCCGCTTTATCGAACAAGCTCTCACAGATGGCCAACGGCGCAGTCTATGACGATGTCGGCGGCATAGTCCATATTCACGACCGCAAACTGGATGCGCTGGAGGATTTGATTGAGGCGGCAAACGGCAAGCCGGTGCTGGTGGCCTACTGGTTCAAGCACGATCTGGCCAGAATCTCCGAGCGGCTGCACAAGCTCCATATCCCGTTCTCCCAGCTTGACACACCGGAGAGTATTCGCAGGTGGAACGCGGGCGAACTGCCTGTGGCGTTGGTGCATCCCGCCTCTGCCGGACACGGGCTGAATCTGCAAAGCGGCGGCTCCACCATCATCTGGTTTGGGTTGACATGGTCGTTGGAACTCTACCAGCAAACCAACGCCCGCTTGTGGAGACAGGGCCAGACGGCGGATACCGTTGTGGTACAGCACATCGTCACGAAGGGCACCATCGACGGCCGAATGCTGAAAGCCCTCTCTGCCAAGGACCGCACTCAGTCGGCCCTGATCGACGCCGTGAAGGCCGACCTGAAAATCTGAGACAACCAACGACAATCCGTGCCAATCCGAGGACTACAAAAATTCGGAGGTACAGATTATGAACGACCCTTATGAGAATTTGGCGAACGCCATTGTTATTCAAGCGGTAAAAGACTACCGCGCCGCACTGCGCACGCTGGAGCGAAATCCGAAATACACCCCTGCGTTGCAGGATAAGTCGGAGGTGGAGCGCTTCTTCCGATCCGAATGGTATAAGCTGCTGACCTCCGTCGATGGAGAAATGCTGCTACGGATGCTGCGCGAGGAGGTGGCGTGAGATGAAGGCGAAAGAGTATCTGTCTCAGGCGTTCCGCTTGGATAACCGCATAAACAGCAAAATTGACCAGATCGCTTCGCTGAACGACCTCGCCACTAAGTGTACCTCGCACATGACCGGGATGCCCCGCAATCCCAGCCCCGGCAACTCCCAGATGGCGGACGCTGTTGCAAAGATCGTGGACCTGGAAGCGGAGATCAACCGCGACATCGACGCTCTGGTGGATATCAAGTGCGACCTTGTGAAGACCATCAAAGCCGTGGACGATATAGACTGTCAGCTTCTGCTGGAAGGACGCTACCTCTGCTATAAGTCCTGGGAACAGATCGCTGTGGATATGGGTTTCCGGGTGCGCCACGTTTATGAGGTACACAACGACGCTTTGAAAAAAGTAGAGAAAATCCTGTCCGCGCAGTAAAACGCACTGTTTCGCACAGAGCAAATGCGGTATCATTACAATAGGAAAACTGAATCCGGAGAGCCTCGCGGGAACAATCTCGCGGGGCTTTCTTTATGCCCGGAAAGGAGGCAGCCATGCCGCATAAACCTTTGACACCCTGCCGCTATCCCGGCTGCCCGAAGCTGGTGTCCGGCCGCTACTGTGAGGAGCATCAGAAGCTGGTCGACAAGCAGTACGAACAGTACGACCGCAATCCCGTGGAAAAGAAACGGTACGGCCGTGCGTGGAAACGCATCCGCGACAGATACATCGCCGTCCACCCTCTCTGCGAAGAGTGCCTGAAGCACGGCGTTTATACTCCCGCGACTGAAGTTCATCACAGGCTCCCGCTCTCTCGCGGCGGCACACATGTCGAGTTCAACCTTGAGGCGCTCTGCACGCCGTGCCACTCGAAGATCACTGCCGAGATGGGCGACCGCTGGCATGACCGTTGAAAATGGGACCAAAATGCAGTTCCACGAGGTCTGTATCACATTTTGCTACAGACCAAAACAAATACAAAAATCGCGAAAACATAATCACTTCGCGCTTGACCGGTAGGGGCGGTCGAAATCTCTGCGCGAATATCGCCGGGGAACGGGCGTGGGGTCATCTTCGCTAAAACGCAGAATCAAACGGGGTATTGACCCCGCCGAGGAAGGAGGAGTTGCCGCATGGCCAAAGACGGTACAAACCGTGGCGGCCTCAGAGCCGGTGCTGGGGCAAAACGGAAGCCGTTAGCAGATAAAATTGCGGATGGCAATCCGGGAAAGCACCCGCTCACCGTTATGGAATTCAAAAATGCTCCGGACCTGCGTGGTCAGGACATGCCGGAGCCGAAAGAAATGCTCTCTGCGGTCCAGAAGGACGGCAAGGTGCTGCCTGCTGCCGACATCTACAAATCTGTCTGGCAGTGGCTCGCGGATCGCGGCTGTGCGCACCTCGTTCCTCCAGATACCATCGAACGGTACGCCATGAGCGCGGCCCGCTGGATTCAGTGCGAGGAGGCCATCACGGAATACGGTTTTCTCGCCAAGCATCCGACCACTGGCAACGCCATCGCCTCGCCCTATGTCACGATGGCAAACAGCTTCAAATGCCAGACCCGCGCGGACTGGGCTGAAATTTTTCAGATCGTAAAAGAAAACTGCGCTGCCGGTTACATCGGCGACAATCCTCAGGATGATCTGATGGAGCGCCTGCTGACGGCGCGGAAAGGAAAATAATCCATGGCGAATACAGAACGCTTTGAAAAAGTGGATATCGATAATCTGGTGCCCTACGCCCGGAATGCCAGGACGCATAGCAAGGAACAAATCGCGCAGCTTCGCTCCAGCCTCCGGGAGTTCGGTTTTGTCTCTCCCGTGATCATCGACAACGATTACAACATCATTGCCGGACACGGCCGTGTTGCCGCCGCCAAGGAGGAAGGCTATAATACGGTTCCCTGCGTGTTTGCGGAGAACCTGACCGAAGCGCAGAAACGCGCCTACATCCTCGCGGACAACCGCCTCGCCATGAACGCGGGCTGGGACGAAGAAATGCTGGCGGTCGAACTGTCCGATCTGCAGGCTGACGCCTTCGACGTCTCTCTGCTCGGTTTTACCGACGCGGAACTGAACAAGCTGTCCGGCGCGGCGGAGAATGTGAAAGAGGACGACTTTGACGTTGATGAGGAACTGAAGAAGCCCGCCGTTACAAAGCTCGGCGACCTGTGGCTGCTCGGCAATCACCGCCTCGTCTGCGGCGACAGTACCAAGGCGGACACCTTCACCCTGCTGATGGATGGGAAACTCGCCAACCTCACGGTGACTGACCCGCCCTACAACGTGAACTACGAAGGCAACGCCGGAAAGATCCAGAATGACAACATGGCGGACGACAAATTCTATCAGTTCCTGTTTGATGCCTTCGCTAATACAGAAAAGGCAATGGCACAGGACGCTTCCATCTATGTATTCCATGCCGACACCGAAGGGCTGAACTTCCGCAGAGCCTTCTCGGATGCCGGTTTTTATTTGTCCGGCACCTGTATCTGGAAAAAGCAGTCGCTGGTCCTCGGCCGCTCGCCGTACCAATGGCAGCATGAGCCGATCCTGTTCGGCTGGAAGAAAGCCGGAAAGCACGAATGGTACTCCGATCGGAAGCAGTCTACCATCTGGGAATTTGACAAGCCCAAGAAAAACGCCGACCACCCGACTATGAAACCCGTGGCCATGCTGGCCTATGCGATTCTCAACTCCAGCATGTCGAACTGCATCGTGCTCGATCCCTTTGGCGGCAGCGGCTCCACGCTCATCGCCTGCGAGCAGACCGGCCGCGTCTGCGACATGATCGAGCTCGACGAAAAATACTGCGACGTCATTGTAAAACGGTATATCGAGCAGGTCGGAAATGCGGACAGTGTGAACCTCATCCGCGACGGCGAGAAGCAGGCTTATTCCGAGCTCGCAACGGAAGCC